ACGCCCACCGGTGATGCCCTTAGAGAATGGCTGAAGGGCTTTGTGGATCACGAAACCCCGGCTCATGATCTACAAACAGCTTCGCCGTTATCTGACGAGCTGCTAGCCACCGGCTGGGGCCCGGAGGTTCATGCCCTCGATGAATCCGATCCCAATCACCTCACTCGCACCGTCATCTGATGAGCTCCCCTAGTCCATATGTCTCCGTCCTGACCCGCAAGCGAACCTGGAGCCCCACCCAGGTGTCCGCTGGGGTCGTCAAAGAGGGCTCCCGCGAGACCCTCCAGCGTTGCCTGGCTCTCCGCCACCTAGAACTCCCCGTGCGGGATCTTCTGCAGGCTGGACTGGCGCGTGACCTCCCATCCACTGACGGTGTGGTTGCTGCTCTCGAGTCCAACATGGCTGACGAGGAGCGCCATGATCGGGCCCTGCAGTTCGTGGTCGACGCCCATGGCACGAACGCTAAAGCCGAAGCCGCAGGATTCAACATTCGGGACGCCTGGGTCAACCACCCTGACCATCCCATCCTGAAGGCGGCCATCCTCGAGCGGTCTGTCTTCTTCGTCCTCTTGCCCTTCCTCCGCTTCGCCGGTGACGTCGGGATCCGAACCGTCGCGGCCGACATCAGCCGTGACGAGCAGGTCCACGTTGCGGTCCACCACATGGTGGCATCAGAGCTAGGGCTGAAGGTTTCGCCTAGCCTCAATGCCCTGCGGAAGGCAACGGTCGACTGGGCCTTTGACAAGTTGGTCGGCACCGGCCAGCTGAGCAAGAACTTTTGGCTCTCTGCTTCCGACAACCTCTTCGAGCGTGGTAAGGCTCCTGAGCTCAGGGCTACCCGCTCTGCTCGTATGCCTGCCTTCTTCGAGGCTTCCAACGTCGATCTGCCCTCCTATGGATAGTCCTCTCCACATTCTGGTACGCCAGCTAATCCTTGCTTTCCCCGATACCTATCCTTCCATTGCCCTTTCGGAAAAGGAGTTCGCCTTCCGAGCTGGTCAGGTCGACATCTGCCGGAGACTCAGTGCTGCTCTGGAAGGCTTTGATCCTGCATCGGGCCTGGACCTTAACTTGCCCCCTTATTCCTCAGATCATGTGTAGACCTCCTAAAGAGGGGGTAAGCCCTACCTCATCCAACAACCCAGCAAAGGGTTTTACCGGCTTTACAAGAAGCGCAGGGGGCGGCTTACAGCTGTTTGGGCGACGCCCACCGGTTCCGCCTGCGCCAGCTGCTGCGCCAGCTGCTGCACCTGCGCTAGACCCTAAGGATCCCTGGGCCAAGGGGGCTCCGGACTACGGCAATACGATCCTCAGTTCCATGAGGCTTCCCAGTAATGGCCTCGCCACAATCGAGTCCCTAACAGCATCTTCCGTTACCCAAAACGCTCCGGACCTGCTGGATCCCATGGGTGAACTCAGTCAACGGGTCCAAAGGAAGAAGGCTCAGCTCTCCATCGCCAAGTAGCCAATGTGTGTGTCCAAACCGAAGGCTCCGCCCCCCATGGTGCTGCCTCCCCCGGCTCCTCCTGAGCCAGCCCCGGCACCCCCGGGGCTTCCTGCTTGGATGGCTGCCTCACCTACCGGTGCTGGTATCATCCGCAAAACTGAAGCCCAACGGACGGCCCCTCGTCGTGCGGCCAAAGGCCCTGCTGGGCTCCTGATCCCCCTAGCTGGGAGTAAGCCATGAAGACCCGCACCGCAGCCGAACGATACGAGTTTCTGACGTCGGAGCGTACCGAGTTCCTGGACGCGGCCCGCTACGCTACCAGCCTCTCTCTCCCTTATCTACTGCCTCCTTCCGGCCACAGTGCTGGCTCCTCACTGCGGACCCCCTGGCAATCCATGGGTGCCCGAGGCGTCAACGTCATGGCCTCGAAGCTGATGATGGCTCTGTTCCCTGTGAACACGAGCTTCTTCAAGCTGCAGGTATCTGATGGCGAGTTCGTCGCCAATCCCGAGCTCAACTCTAAGATCCGCTCCGAGGTCGACCAAAGCCTCGCCAAGATGGAGCGCATCGTCAACCAGAGCATCACCGGTGGCATGGACCGGGTCACCCTGACCCAGGCCGTGCGTCATGCCGTGGCTACTGGTAACGGCCTCCTGTTTGACCATAAGGATGGCCTCAAGTTCTACCCATTCGATCGCTTCGTCTGCGTCCGCGACGGCAACAGCCGCCCGGTGGAGATCGTCACCGTCGAGGGTGTGGACAAGGAGACCCTGCCCAAGGAGTTTTACCGGCGCCAAAAGGAGAACACCAATAGCGTCCAGAAGGATGCTGATGGCCCCTCGGCGGTTCCTTCCATCACCCTAGAGGAGGATGAGGTCCTGGTCTATACCTGGGCCAAGGTAATAGATGGCCAATGGCGTTGGCACCAGGAAGTCGATGGGATAAAGCTCCCCAACTCTGCTGGCCAGTGTCCCATTGATGCCCCTGCGTGGCTCCCCTGCCGCTTCAATATCGTCGACGGCGAGAACTACGGCCGTGGTCGAGTGGAGGAGTTCATCGGGGATCTCAAGAGCCTCGAGGGCTTGACCCAGACCTTGGTAGAAGGTTCAGCCGAAGCCGCCAAGATCCGCTACCTCCTGAATCCTGGAGCCATCTCCAAACCTAAGGAGTTTGCTGAGGCCGACAACGGCGACATCCTGGTGGGACGTCCTGAAGACCTGGTGGCCGTCCAGCTTGGTAAGCAGGCTGACTTCGCCACGGCCTATCAGATGATCCAGGCCCTGACCAAGAGCCTATCAGAAGCCTTCCTGATTCTGTCCGTTCGCCAGTCAGAACGCACAACCGCTGAAGAAGTCCGAGCCGTCCAGCAGGAGGTGATGGAACAACTCGGTGGCATACTGGGGACCCTAACCACCGAGGTCGTGGCTCCCTTCCTGAAGCGTCGCCTCTCCGTCCTACAGCGCAAGGGCCAGCTGCCTAAGCTACCCAAGGGCCTCGTGCTTCCCACCGTGGTAGCCGGCCTAGATGGGGTAGGCCGTGGCCAAGATCGGGAGGCCCTTCTACGGGTCGCCACCACGATCCAGCAGGTACTCGGACCCGAGATCTTCGTCCAGAAGGTCAACGCCGACGAGTTCTTGAAGCGGCTATTCGCCTCAGAAGGCATCGACCCCCTGGAGCTCCTTATCACCCCTGAGGTGCAGGAGCAAGCCAAGCAGGAAGCCGTGCAGAATCAGACCCAGCAGGCCATCCTCTCGCAGGCAGGTCAGCTGGCCAAAGCCCCCCTAATGGATCCAAGTGTCAATCCGAACATCGCGCAAGCCATCGGCCAGCCCCAAGCAGCCACCGCCGCTGGTCCTACAGACGGCGGCCAGCCAGGAGCTCCCGCCGGCACCTGAACCCCAAGACGTCGAACTGACCATTCGATCTACCACACGCCCAATGATCAGCAACAAGGCCGTGAAGACCCGGGTGGCCAAGCCTCTCATTGGGGCCAAGTCCCTGGTGAAGACGCCTGGCCTCAACCAGATCAAACTGATCGTCGCATCCCCCGAAACCACTGATTCATGACTGTCATCAACGACGAGATCGACGCCTCCATGCGGGTCGCCCAGGAGCAGCAAGCTCTTGAGGTAGGCACCCGCCTCGCTGAGGAGGAGGCTCGACAGGAGGAAGCCGTCTTCACCCGGGCCCGTGAGGCCCAGAAGGCAGAAGTCGGCCAGCTCCCGGAGAAGTACCAGGGCAAGACGGCCGCCGAGGTCTACAACTTGCTGCAGAAGGAGATTGCCTACAAGGCCGAGAAAGCCAAGGATGGCGAGTCCACGGAGGATGACCCTGAAGGTGCCTCCGAGGAGTCTACTGAAGAAGTGCCCGCAGAGGAGGAATCAGAGGTCATCACGGCCCTCAAGGAGGCCTCTGAGGAGTTCTACAAGAACGACGGCAAACTGGACGAGGCGACCATCGCCAAGCTCTCGGAGCTGCCCAGTGCTGACCTGATCAAGGCATGGCAAGAGCTTCAGGCTCAGACCCCTGTTGCGGCCCCTATCTCTGATGCTGAGGCCTCGGAGATCGTCACCGCAGTGGGTGGCCAGGAGGCCTACAACCAGGCCCTGCAGTGGGCAGCCGAGAACCTCTCCCCTGAGGATCGGGCATCCTACGACCAGGTGATCACCTCCGGCAACAAGGCGGCCACTCAGTTTGCCGTGGAGGCCCTCACGCAACGCTACAAGGCGGCGGTGGGCTTCGACGGGGAGCAGGTGTCCGGTGGACGGGCTAAAACCCAAGGAATCAAGGGGTATCGCTCCGAGGCCGAGCTCCGGCGCGACCTCTCCAATCCTCTGTACGCCCAGGATCCTGCCTTCCGCATCGACGTCGAGAACCGCCTTGCGGCCTCCGGCGAACTCCTCTAAGTTCATAACGCCAGATGGTGCACCCCGGGTTCGACTCCCGGGGCTGGTATTGGGTGGCTCCCTTATCTCAACAGCCGAACGTTCGGTTGGACCCTCTGCGGAGGATAATCCATACCCGTTGATCTTTGCTTCATTTCTATTTGACTGAGCTCAGTCGATCGGTTCACATCCCTTCGACTTTAATTCTGTGACTTTTACCGTAACCCAACCCGGCCGCAGTAATGGCGCCGGTGACCAACGCGCCCTCTTCCTGAAACTCTTCAGTGGCGAGGTGTACGAGGCCTTCCGTAACGCGACGATCTTCAAGGACACCGTCCTGAACAAGTCGATCTCCGGTGGCCGCTCCCACCAGTTCATCCACACTGGCCGGATCTCCGCTGCTTACCACACCCCTGGTACTGCTATCCTCGGCTCGGGCAACCCCCCGTCTGCTGAGACCACCGTCGAGCTGGACGACCTGCTGATTGCCAGCGCCTTCGTCTACAAGCTCGACGAGGTGATCTCCCAGTACGACATCCGTGGCCCCATCAGCCGTCAGATCGGTCAGGCTCTTGCTGAGCACTACGATCGTCGTGTTGCCCGTACCCTGAGCCGTGCTGCCTCCCTGGCTGCCCCTGTTACCGGCGAGCCTGGCGGCTTCCGGATCAACATCGGTCTCAACCAGGAGTACAATGCCCAGGCTCTGGTGGACGGCTTCTTTGAAGCTGCCGCTCGTCTGGACGAAGTTGCCGCTCCTAAGGACGGTCGCTTCGCTGTGCTGGCTCCTCGTCAGTACTACGCCCTGGTCTCCCAGGTCGACACCAACATCCTCAACCGGGA